TCCGGTTTGTTGCTTACAATCTTGACACTAGCCATCATTGGCCCCTTTTCGTCTGTTGTTTCAAATACTCACGGTCCATCGCCGACTGAATGCGAGCCTGCGTCTGCTGCTCTTGGCTCTGGAGGCGCTGGTTGAAATGCGTGTTCCGGACCTGTAAACTCTGCTGGTCCAGAGCCAGCTTGGCCTGATCCACCGCAGCGTCATTCTCTTCCGACTTGGCCCTGATCTGGAGCTCCTGCTCTTTAAGCTGAACAATCGGGTCCGGCACGTCTCCACCAGAAACCTTCTGACTAAGCTGCTTGAGCATCTGCATACCTTGGGCGATAAGCTGGGCCGTAAGAGCCTCTACCTGCAACATCTCTTCTTCCGACAAAGGCTGACCCCGTCGCGCACCAACCTGTTGCAGGTACTGTACAAGGGCCGCCTCGGATGCCTCCAGTCGGACATGCTCCATGATGTGCTTCTGGAGGGACACCGCGATTGTGGGGGAGGACCCCACCAAAGGTGTCGAACCAAAAACCATGTGGGCCATAATATGAGCCTGATGGTCCTGACCCTCAAAGGCTTTCAGAGGTATCATGTCCAAAGCGTTTATGTTTTCTTGCGCGGGGTCCAGCGGAACAGGTTCTTCGTCCGTGGTGCGGCGAAGGATCTTGTCGGTATCCCGCACACCCAACGCGTCGTACATGCCACGAAGGACTTCGTACATGTTGTGCATTTCAGGGGCCGACTGAGCCAGTTGCAATTTTGCCTGTGCCAGCGCAATCCGCTGCGCCTGACTGAACACGTTCGGGTCCGAGACCGGCACAACGTCAACCCGGTCATCAAAGTCTTTTGACATGACCGAGGATTCGGCCCCCTCAACGCTATACGGGTACTCCTGCGGAAGGTACTCGGAAATAACTCGCGCAAGAAGCCTTAGCTCCTGACGCATAGCGTAGTGCATACGTTTGTGTACCGCGGACATTACCCGCGAACCTTGTTCCAGAAGAGCAACCGTCGTACCGACAGCCGCCTGCTGGTTCCCGTCCCCTACCTTCATGTCCGTGATTGTCGCAAAGCGACGTCCCGCGTCCACAACAAAGCCGAGAAGCTGGAACAGTGTCTGGTCCGGACCTTTGAACGGGAGGGCCATTAAACTGTCGGAAATGCGACCACCGGGCGCGTCAACGTCCCGGAACTCACCGGGCTGGAGCGGGTCATCGTCGTCCCTTATCCGCATACCACGGGCCTTGAACCCGGCTGGCAGGTTAGAGAGAGTGCCCGCGTCAATTAGCTGACGTAACGCCGCAGTGGCCGTCCGGGATAGTCCGCCAATAGTGTGGATTAGTCCAAGACCATAGAAGCCGAACCCCGGAAGGAATTTGTAGTGTACAAAATACTGTATCTTCTTACGAAGCTCGTCTTCCTCGCGGAAGTTACGGCGGACAGCAAGAACCTGCCCGTTGTCCATGGACAGGGTTACGATGTACGGCAGTTTAATTCCGGTTGGCTCACCGTCTTCGTCAAGGTCTTCGTAGCCCTCCAAGTCAAGATCAACATGACTTTCCAAAAGGGTACAGTCGTAGTCTGTCTGAGAAGGTGAGCTGCCGTCTATGCGGTCGATTTCGTTCTGTACGCTGTTGTCTTCAGGCTCCCCGGGAATAACCGGGACATCCCGATAGAACCCCGAAACCTGAAACTTGCGTAAGTCGTTCAAGGACATCTTGACGACCTGAGAAATATTCGGGCACGTCTCTAGGTCCGACGTGTTGTACGGTACAATAAGGTTTTCCGCCGGAATAAACCGACTTACGGCCCTTCCTAGCATCTCGTCGTAATACACCTTTTTGAAGGTCGAGCCCGCCAGCGGTAGATAGAACATCATCTGGTCGAACTCAGGCGTATACTCTTCCATCACGTTAGTGATGTAATAATTCATAAACTCTTGGACGCGGCCCGCTTGTTTTTCTTTTTCAGAGGTTTCTGACCCCAAAACAGCCGCCCGAACAGGGCCACTGGCTGGAAGCATTTCGTTGAACGCCTGAGCCTGAAACTGTGTAGCAGCCTCTGCCAAGAGAGGATGGGTTACGCCGGAAGCCCCGCGGAACGGTTGCGTGCGCTCGTCATACGAAAACCCAAGAAGCTCCAAACCGTCAGCGTACGCGTCTTCCCACTCCTGACGGCTAGAACGGTTTCCTTCGTACTCGTCCAGAAGCTGCCCGGAAATATACCCAAGCTCTGATTTGGGAAGCTCCTCGGCCAAATTCTCAAAAAATTCTTCGCTCTCCCCACGCGTGTCGCTGGGTTCGAAGTCAACAATGGTGTCTTCGCCGTCTTCGTAAATTTCTATTTCTTCCGGAGGTTCCTCCGAAAGCATCTCTATAACGTTGTTGTCCATCGAACCCGGAAGCTCGATTTCAATCTCCGCCGCGAGGTCTTCCTCGTCTAACTGAGACGGGACATTAGTGTCCATAAGGCCCGCCATGGGCCGCGGTTCGATAGCCATGGATCACTTACCTTTCAAAGAGTGCCTCATCTTATACCTTTGTGTCCGGATAACCACTACTTTTCATTGTGTGGCTTACACGCCGTGCCGTTCTGAAGCAACCGGCGGATGAGCGCCGTTATGTAGCTTTCTTAAACGCTCCACCTCCTCACGAAGGAACGTTACGTTTGCCAACACATCCGCGATCTGCATGTAGTCGCGGCGCATGTTCTCCGGGCTGGACATCGCGGCCAAGATGTTTAACCGGTGCCCCTGAGTCTCCGTTGCCGTCTCTAGCAGGTCAATTCTCTTATCTACAGATCGGAGGCGTTTCTCAATGTCCCGCAAGCCCTCCATCAGATTGGAAATCTGCATCCTTCCAACGGCTGCCGCACCCGCTACGGAAAGTAACATCCCTCCCAGTGTAATCAATAAGCTAATATCGATTACGCCGTCCATCTAAGACGTCTCTACCCCCAACGGCATGAGCAAGGAAATCCCCTGAGACGGGGACTGCAAACGCTTCCCTTCGGGACGGGCCATGATCCGGTTGATCTGACTAATAACTTGAGGGTCCGCGTTCTTTAGCATCTCGGGGAAGTTGCCGGGTATCTTGGCCCTGTTGAGTATCTGTGCGCCAAGGGCCGCGGTCCGCGGTTCTACGTTCGGGGACTTGGACGGCGACATACTGATTGATCCACTTGTAAGAATGTTATTGGCCTCGGGCAACGAGCCGAGGCCCGCGGGCACTCCGCCACCTTCTTCAAAGCTGGTGGTGTAACTTACCCGGCCACCATACTCATCCTCACGCGTCGGGTCCGCAGACGGGCGATAAAAGCCCTCGGCCCGCGGACCGTCTTTCATCTGGTAGTAACCGCTGTACTCGGAAGGTTCCACGCCGCGAGAGTTATACGTAAGGTCTTCGGCACCATAATTCCTCATTGCATCCGGGAACTCTATCCCGCCACGATAAGCATAGCCCGCGGCACTCGCGCCGAACGTGTCTCCTTCGGGGGTTTGGACGTCCGCGCCAAGTTTCCCTGAAAGATTAAAATTTTTCTGGTCATAACGAACGTCACCCTCGGGCAACGAGACCGTCGGCGTACGACTCGTCTGAGAGCCCTCAACAAACACTTGGGGGTATACTTGATAACCGCCAATTCCAAAAGACATTCGGGGGTTGGCGGGCGGGCCGGGTTCGTCTTCCGGGGGACGGCCATAAGGAATAGGGTCTTCCGGAGGGGGCTCATATTGAGACATGTCGATTTTAAAGCGAGGACTACCCGCGCCGAGGTTAACCTTTGATCCGCCCATACGTCTCCGCCCTAGTAATACGACATAACCTTCAGATTAACCGGCTCGTCTTCGTACTCGTCCGTGGGAAGACGGACAAAGTTGCCCTGACGGTAGCGCATCAACGCCTGCGTCATACTATCTACCAAGTCATCATATTCGCCATTAGGAAAAGCTGCAACTTCTTCTATTAACTCTTCCGCAAACAACTCGTCAGGGGCCCAAACCATCCCAGCCTCAAATAAAGGAGAAACCGCGTGAACCCGCGTGACCTTGTCCGCACCCTTAGAAGGTGTAAAATTTACAACAGGGATACCCGTTTGACGTAATTCCTGCGTCAGAGGCATACCACTCGCCTTGGCTTCGATTATGACGGTGTCGGGGTCCCAGTAACCATATTGCTCGAAAGCGACCTGCTTCAACTCCGGAAAATCCCACCGACCCTTCTTACTATCCAATAAAATTAAATTTGGGATGCCGTCCTCGTCTGGATAAAAAACACCCCATGTCGTTATTGCCGAATAATCCGCCGTCTCACGCTTACTAAACGCCGTGTCATAACTCTGAATGACAAATTCTAACTGAGGGACAACCGTCTTATCCCACCGCTTCCACTGCTCCCGCGGAATAATAGCATTCTCCTCACCCGTAGGATTCTGCTGATACTGAGCATTCCACTTGGAAGCCGGAATCGACGCCTTGACCGCCGTCAAATCCTCAAGAGACCAATACTCCGGCCAACAAGGCTCCCCGCTCTCGAAAATAGCCGGTAACTCAACAACCTCCCACTGATCCGCCAAAGGGTCCTTCGCCATAGAACGAAGTAACTGACCCGTCATGTCCTTCTCAGACCACCGAGTCTGGACCAAAACAATGGAACCCCCGGGCTGTAGACGCTGCCGAGGGCCCCCAGTGTACCAATCCCACGCATCATCAAAACCATTCGCAGACATCGCAGTCTGCTCCGAATGAGGATCATCAATAATCACTAAATCCCCGCCGCGGCCCGCGAGATTCGAACCAACACCAACAGCGTAATACATACCGCCCTTGTTCGTGTCCCAACGACCCGAAGCCTTGCTGTCTACCGCAAGCTTTACTTCAGGGAAAACCTCCCGGTATTCATCAGCTTCGATCAAGTTCTTAACCTTACGGCCAAAGTTTACCGCAAGCTCCGTCGTATGCGTCGCCTGAATGATCTTCATTCGCGGAACGCGGCCCATCATCCATGCGGGAAACAAAAAAGATGCAAACTCAGACTTCGTGTGCCGCGGAGCCATGTTGATTATCAGACGCTTTAACTCGCCCCGCGCTACGCGTTCGAATTTTTCTGCAATAATTTTATGATGTCGCCCGGCGATGAACTCGGGCCACATTGCGC